AGAGTTGAAAAATACTACGACAAATCTAGTAACAGATAATACAAAACTCAAAGACTTGAAATTGTCGTTGGAAACGTTTATTGAACTTGCAAAAAAATACGCAGAAGAAAAACAATATTATGAGTTCGCCGCAACACTATTAAAAGATACTGGTATCAAAACAAAAATCATCAAGCAATATTTGCCGGTGATGAACAAATTGATAAATAAGTATCTTTCCGCTATGGACTTCTTTGTGAATTTTAATCTAAATGAAAGTTTTGAAGAAACCATTAAATCTCGACACCGTGATGAATTTTCTTACGATTCATTTTCTGAAGGTGAAAAGATGCGTATAGACTTGGCTCTTCTGTTTACTTGGCGGCAAGTTGCAAAAATGAAAAACTCCACAAATACTAATCTTCTTATTCTAGACGAAGTATTCGATTCTTCTCTAGATGCTGTCGGCACAGAAGAGTTTTTAAAACTCCTAAACACACTAGATAAGAATACAAACGTGTTTGTTATCTCTCACAAAGGTGATCTATTATTTGACAAATTTAGATCAGTAATCAAATTTACTAAAAAGAACAATTTTAGTCAGGTGGAAAAATGAACGAAAACATTAATGAATTTACTACAATTAAGATTGATACTGAATCCTGGAAAAAAGATTTACCTAGCATTCAAACTGTATCGATTCCAAAATTTGAATTGGTATCTCTGGATCATCTCGCATTAAGTAGTATTTTGCCCGATTTTGATTTTAATAATCCTCCAGTTGATCCTAATAAATTCGCAAGTTCTTTGGTAGAGACTTGTAAATCGATGAGTGGATTAGGACTTTCCGCAAATCAATGTGGCTTCACTCACCGAGTTTTTGTTATGGGCTTGGATGATAATTATGTTGCCTTCTTTAATCCGAAAATTATCAGTGTGTCTGATAATATCTCTCAAATGGAAGAAGGTTGTTTATCGTTTATGGATCTTTTCCTAAAAGTCACACGGCCGGATACTATTGATGTGGAATATCAAGATTACACAGGACAGAAGAAAACGGCAACATATACCGGTTTAACCGCCAGATGCTTTCAACATGAGCTTGACCACATGAACGGAGTAGTGTATACTGAGCGTGTGAAGCCTCTGGCTTTGCAGATGGCAAAAAAGAGACGGAGTAAACTTGCTATCCGCCGTAAGAATATTCGTAATGCAATGGTAAACAAAGTGAAAGATCAATTTAATGCAAACAAGTTCAGACACCGTTGAAAATGAGAAATGGCCGGATTTCGTACAAAAACAATGGGAAGACTGGAAAGAAAAGAATCCTAAGGACTCATTTACTCATGTAGATGAGGCGGAACTTAAGCGAGTCTTGATTGAAGACTTGACTTATGCTTCCAAGATGGATGTGAAAGAATACACTTTATATCAAAAGTGGTGCGAAGTGCAAGAAAAGTTTCCGACAAAAACAACTGAAACTATTTTTGACGGAACTCAAATCTCTTTGCTCGATGAAAAGCAAGGCGAAAGTATTGATTTCGTAAAGAAGAATATTTGGATGCCAGAATCTCCAGATGATTTTCAAAATCTTCGGCCCGTGATGGAGTTTACTGACGATTCTGGACATTCCATCAAACCTGGTCTTGACGGCACACAAATCAAACACGATATCAAACGTAATAAAGATTTGCCTGCAATCTGGAACACAGCAAGAACCTTTCTTTCAACTATGAAGAACAATTCGAACATTGGTCGAAACCTCAACTTTATGGTTAAAGATGAGGTGTCTGGAAAATATCTTGGTGTCATTTGCATTTCTTCTGACTTCCTCGACTTGACTCCTAGAGACAAATTCATCGGTTGGGAAAGAGAAAAGAAGACTCAAGGTCGCATGATTAACTATACTGCTATCGGGTCCTCAATTGTTCCATTTCAGCCTCTTGGTTACAATTACATGGGGGGAAAACTGCTTGCTCTGTTGTGCCTATCTGATGATGTTCAAGAGTTGTGGAAGAAAAAGTATGGTGACGTTCTTGCTGGTGTGACCACAACTTCTTTGTATGGTAATACCAAATCTAATGGTTTGAGCCAATATGATGGACTTGAATATTGGAGCAAGATGGGGTTTTCTTCTGGCTCAGTGGCCTTTGAACCAAGGAAGAGTACGTTACAGATGGTTTGGAATTGGATCAAAGAAAATCATACCGAGAAGTATTTTGAGTGGTGGGAAGCCAAGAATGCACAAGGTCTTCCTTTCAAGCGAGATCACAAAAATCGATCTTTGAATTTTGCATATCCTAAACTTGGTATTCCAAAAGAAATTACCCGCACAGATCACCAACGAGGTATTTACTTTTCACCCCTGTATAACAATACAAATGAGTTCTTACGTGGAGAAATACCAGAATCGCAACTCATAAAGTCTTTCGACACAAGTTGTGAGTCCCTATCAAATATTTGGAAAACCAAATATGCAAAAGGACGGATTTCTATGCTTAAAAAGAAGAATACGGTTTCCAAAGAAAGTTTGTTTTATGATGACCTGATCTTTATGACCTGGTCTGAAACTAAAGACAAATATCTCGGACAAGTTGGTAGGTAAAATATACCACAATTTGTCTTGACAAAACGTATACATATGTGTATACTCAGACAACTCGAAACAAACGAGTTATTTTTAAACTTTATTATAGGACTTATTATGACTAAAATTTCTGCCAAAGAACGCATGTTGAAGACTCTAACCAAGAAGGTTGGTTATAACACTTTTAGCACCGCTCAAGCTCAAGTTCGTTTTGGCATCAAGAATGTTGCCGCACGTATTCTCGAACTTCGGCAAGAAGGTTATGCAATTTATACTAATATGCGAACTCGCTCAAATGGAACCAAGGTTGCCATTTATCGTTTGGGTACGCCATCGAAATCGTTCAAGGCCGCTTGCCGGAAGTCTGGCGTTCAAGTTCAAGCCGTTTAATATCGATGTATCACAAGAAGAGAGTGCTTGTGCGCTCTCTTTTTTTATTTTGGAGAAAAAATGGAAATTACGATTAATGCCGAGGAACTAAAAAAGAAGAGTCTATTCGTAGCAACTCCAATGTACGGTGGACAAAATCACGGACTTTATATGAAGGCGTGCCTCGACCTTCAAGGCCTTTGCTTGCAATACGGAATCAATGTAAAATTCTCATTCTTGTTTAATGAGTCGTTGATCACCCGGGCCAGAAATTATTTGGTTGACGAGTTTGTTAGTCGCTCAGACTGCACACATTTGCTGTTTATTGATTCAGATATCAATTTTAATCCGCAAGACGTTATTGCAATGCTCGCTTTGGATCGTGATGTTATTGGTGGTCCTTACCCCAAAAAAGCAATCAAGTGGAAGTCAGTTAAGACGGCCGTTCAAAAGTTTCCAGACATTGAGCCTCAATTATTGGAAAAGGTTGCAGGTGATTACGTTTTCAATCCAGTAAAAGGAACTGCACAATTCAATGTATCCGATCCTCTTGAAGTTATGGAAATCGGTACTGGCTTTATGATGGTTAAGAAAGAAGTTTTCCCCCAATTTGCTGCCAGATATCCAGAACTTAAGTATAAGCCAGATCATGTTGGACAAGCACACTTTGATGGCTCACGATACATCCATGCATATTTCGATACTGTGATTGATCCTGTCTCTGAGCGGTATTTGTCGGAAGACTACATGTTTTGCCAATGGTGGAGAAACATGGGAGGCAAAATTTGGTTGTGTCCTTGGATGAGAACGCAGCATATTGGAACATATCACTTCCAAGGAGATATGCCGGCCGTAGCAAATTACGTCGGAGAAATGTAATGTTTGGTGATAGTACCAAATCTAAAAATTTGAGTGCTGAAGGAAGAAAATTTGACGGCAACAAACTAGAATATGGTTTGTTGCCGCCACTGGCCCTAAAGGCTGTGGTAGAAGTTCTCACTTTCGGTGCTCAAAAATATGAAAGAGATAACTGGAAGATTGTGCCGGACTCGAAGCGCAGGTATTTCAATGCTATGGAGCGACATATTTGGGCATGGAAAGAAGGTGAACTGATTGATGAAGAATCTGGTAAACACCATCTGGCTCATGCTCTTTGTTGCCTTATGTTTTTGTACGAACATGATGTGAAATATTCAAAGGATTCCATTGACTAACTTACAATTTTGTGTTAAAATGAATCCTCTTTTTAATGGAGCGTAAATGAAACTTTCTAGTGATACCCTAACGATTTTGAAGAACTTCTCAACCATCAATGAGGGCATTTTTGTTAAGCCCGGCAATGTGATTGAAACAATTTCTAAACTTAAGAATATCTTGGCTAGGGCTGAGTTGAAGGATAACTTCGACACAGAATTTGGCATTCATGATCTTAATAACTTTTTGAGCGTTCTTACTCTACAACGTTCAGATACTCCTGAATTGGACTTCGACGATAAGAATATTCTTATTCAGGCTCTTGCCGGTCGTAGTCGAATTAAGTATCGAAAGGCAGTAAAAGAAACTATCTTGATTCCGCCAGATAAGAAAGTCAATATGACAGCAGCAGAGATTAACTTCGTCGTTACTGCTGAAGACTTTGAGTGGATTAACCGAGTGGCGTGTGCCTTGAGTTCTCCTAATATTGCATTTGTGTCAGATGGCGAAAAGGTTTCAATCGAAACATTCGACGCAAAAGATGATGCATCACACGTTAATTCCACTGATATTAATGTGGCTAGTGCTAATGGTAAAAAGTATCGTATGGTCTTTGCTACAGAAAATCTTCGACTTGTTCCGGGTGCATACGACCTCACCATTTCGTCTAAGGGTATCGGCCACTTTAAGAACAAAACTGTTCCAGTTGAATATTGGATCACTACAGAAACTGGTTCTAAGTACGAAGGATAATAATGACTACTGTTAATACTTTATATGGCACTTTTAACGAAGACGATCTAAAGTCTATTTACTCTTGTTTGAATGAAATTTCAAATGAAATGTCAATTATCGATCAGCATAAGGAAGCAATCAAAGATATTATGTCAGCAATGAACGATGCCCATAATATTCCAAAGAAAGTTATTCGTCGATTGGCTAAGGCGCACCACAAGAATTCCTTTCAAGAAGAACTTGCTGAAGATAATGAATTTGAAGCACTCTATACCGGACTAACTGAATCTAAGTAATTTATATTCAGACTTGTTATTTTGTTTTTTTTATATTATGGAGTATGTGAATGGAAAGCAATCAAATGCTTTGGGTAGAGAAGTATCGCCCTCATAAAATTGAGGACTGTGTTCTTCCAGATTCGATCAAAACTACATTTCAGGAATATGTCAACAGAAAAGAAATCCCAAATTTGCTACTTGCTGGATCCGCAGGGGTCGGCAAAACAACAATTGCAAAGGCACTCTGCGACGAAATCGGGTGCGATTATATCATCATTAACGGCTCGGACGAGGGCCGCCTTATTGAAACCTTCCGCGTAAAAATCAAGAACTATGCATCTTCAATGAGTCTTTCTGGTGGCCGAAAGGTCATCATTATCGATGAGGCGGACTATACTAATCCCGAATCTGTTCAGCCAGCATTGAGAAGTTTCATTGAAGAGTTTGCATCAAACTGTTCGTTTATTTTTACTTGCAACTTCAAGAACAAGATTATCGATCCACTACATTCTCGGTGTTCGGTTGTCGAATTCAAGATTGAGAATGGTCAGAAGGCTAAGATGGCCTCACAATTCTTTAAGAGAGTTGAGTGGATTCTCAAGCAAGAAAATGTCGAGTATGACAAAGAAGTTATTGCTGCGGTAATCACTAAGCACTTTCCTGACAATCGAAGAATCTTGAATGAACTTCAGCGATATTCGGTAACAGGTAAGATTGATAAAGGTATTCTCGCAGCAATTTCTAATGTTGAAATTACCGAACTTGTGAGGTCCCTTAAGAATAAAGACTTCACTAATGCTAGAAAGTGGGTTACTAATAATTTGCACAATGATGCATCATCAATTATTAGAAAAATCTATGACAATCTTTATGATTTTTTGAAACCTGAAGGTGTGCCTCCTGCGGTATTGATTCTATCCAAGTATCAATATCAATCTGCGTTTGTTGCAGATCAGGAAATTAATTTGGTCGCTTGCTTGACTGAATTTATGATTGAATGTGAATTTAAATAATTGGAGATTATATTATGAATAACATGACACGCGAAGAGAAAATGAGTGAGTTGGGTTTGATGGGTGAAAAGGTCGTAACGAATATGTTGAATCGACTGAATCCTGGTTTGGTAATTGAACACTCTATCAACAAATTCGATAATGAAAAAGATATGCTTGTTGATGGCAAAAAGGTTGAAGTTAAGACCGAATCACCATACGTCTTCAAAAATTGTTTCTCCTTCCGTCCTAATCAGTTGCGTAAGTGTAGGAATGTTGACGTTGTTTATATCGTTTCTGTTCCACATGTTAAGTTCAAACATTTTGCTGATGGCCATGTGTACCGTTTGATTCCAAGTGAATTTAAAACTATTGAATATACCACTAGATTTGGTGTAAAGATGGTTGGCATTCCTATCCGACAAGAGGCAGTATTTCCTGTATATACAATGTCCAAAGAAGAAATTTCTGAATTGATGAAATATAGCAGCACGGAATACAAGTAATGGCAGACTTGTTCAAAGAAATTATTCCTAGCATTTTGCAGACAAAGAAAGATGTTCTCGACAATGAAAAGGACTACAATGCTTTCTTAGTTAACCGTGCATTATCATATCACATGGATTGCATTTTATATGCAAATCAGATGAATATGAATTCTTTGACTCCGCGAAAACTACAATACCAATATTTTCTAAATACCATACGGCCCATGAAGCGCAAGTTTCAATCTTGGCATAAACAAGAAACCGTAAAAGATTTGGAATGCATTAAAGAATATTTTGGATACTCTGATGAAAAAGCAAAGGAGGCCATAAGTATTCTTAATAATGATCAGATCGCTTTTATAAAAGAAAAATTAGAAAAAGGCGGAGTGAAAAAATAATGTCAAAAATAGAGAATATGGTGGAGGTGCTATTAAAGGAGCAAGATGATTTTCTCAAAGTTAGAGAAACCTTGACTCGTATCGGTGTAGCATCTAAGAAAGAAAAAATTCTATTCCAATCTTGTCACATCTTGCATAAGCAAGGCAAGTATTATATTGTACACTTCAAAGAGTTATTTTCTCTTGATGGTAAACCTACCGATATTACTGAGAATGATCTTGCACGAAGAAATACTATAGCAAATCTTTTAGAAGATTGGGAACTTATTAGTATTGTGAATAAAGAAAAGACTAAAGAACTTACCGTTTCTTTGTCACAATTAAAAATAATTTCACACAAAGAAAAGAATGATTGGGAATTAATACCAAAATATAGTATTGGAAAAAAGTTCAATACTGCTAAATAATACATCTCATCGGGATGGGAAACTGGTTGCAGCCCAGTATAAAACTGCACCTATTTGCCCACCTTAGGGCCGTTTTGACGCTAACGGTAAAAGGAGTCCGAGAAATTTCACTGCCACTCGTTAGTTGGCCCAGTATAAAGTAAGCTGGATTTAACCGTTATGCCTTCGGGGTAACAATTTTTAAACTCGCTAGATATTAGGAGAATTATATGACCGCATATGGCAAATCGTTGCTTCCTGCAACCGTTGGTTTCGATAGACTTTTCAGCACCATTGATGAATTCGATAGGTTGCTCGATTTGGGTACTCCGAAACAACAAACTTATCCACCGTATAACATCATTCGGGAGAATGACACAGAGTACACAATTGAGATTGCAATTTCAGGCTTCTCGGCCGACGATATCGAAATTTCAACAGAAGGTGGTAAATTATCTGTTATTGGTTCCGTAAAGAACATTAAGACTGCTGCAGAAAAATATCTGTACAGGGGTATTGGCACACGGAATTTTGTACACAAGTTCACACTAGCAGATACCGTTCTCGTTAAGGGAGCGAATGTTGTTGATGGCCTATTAGTCATCAATCTTGAAAATGTCATTCCAGAAGAAAGAAAACCCAGAAAGATTGCAATTGGTATCAATGCAACACCTTCTATTGCCAAGTAAACTGTAATGTGACATAATCCAAGTGAGTAACAACCTCACTTGGATTTAAATTATGGAAACTTTTGATCTCGTAAAAATGCGAAATCGTCTAACTCTAGACGAATACTATACTTCACCCGAATGGAAAACCAAAGAAATCGACGGTGTTGTTTTTATGGCCGTGCTTAAATCTTTGCCTGGTGAAAAAACACAACCTAGTCCTTTTTGGATGAAAAAAGAATCTTTAGAGAAAGTTAAAGCATAAATGAAACCTAAATTCGTTCAGGCTTTTATGAAGACTGCGGAAACATTCGCAGAACTATCTCATGCAAGACGCCTTCGTGTTGGTGCTATTATTGTGAAAGCTAC